CCTCCTCGTCGCGGTCGAGCCGCATCGTGAGCGCTCGCACCTTCTGGCGGATCTGAAAGTCGTGCGCCGTCGGCGGCAGGGCCAGCGTCGCGCACAGGTCAGCACGGATCTGGTTCATCGCGGCGACTTCCCGGTCGGCGCGCTCACGGGCATCGTCGACCGCTTCGCGATAGGCCTTGTCAGCTGCAGCTTGGGCGGAATCGGCACGCTCGCGCGCCCGTTCCAGCCGTTGGCGGCATGCCGCTTCATCCTTCAGAAAGTTGGCCACCTTCTCGCCCAGGCGCTTGCGGACGGAGGCGACCGCGTGCCACGTTACGAACGGGTCGCCTTCGCGGCCGGCGCCGGCCCGGTCCTGACGCCCGCGACCTTCCAGGCGCTTCACGCCATCCATCAGCAGCTTCTGCCACGCCTCCAGCGGCAGGTTCTCGATGGGGCGGAGTGTGGGCGCCTTCAGCGTCCGCCAGCCGTCATCGCCCCGCACGATCAGACCGCAGCCGGCCGGCAGGTCGGACTTGGTGATGAGGCCGGCAGGGACCGCGAACGTCACGGCGGCGGCGTAGCGCAGGTAACTCTGCCACTTGCCGCTGGTCACGTCGGACCGGAAGTCGGCCACGCTGATCTTGATCTCGTAGGCCAGCGGCGTGAACCGGCTGTAGCTTTTCGGCACGCTGTAGACGTCGGGGCGCGGGCTGCCAGCCGGCCCGAGCTGCATGTCGGTCCAGATCATGCGCTCGGGCGTCCGCAGGTGCTCGGCCAAGTCGTTGGCGAGATCGTCGTGTTTCCAGGTCATGCGGCCTCCGATTTCAGGCCAAGCCGCCGCTGGGCTATGGCGATGTATTCAGGATTCAATTCGATGCCGATGCAGTCACGACCCAGATTGCGCGCCACCAAGCCGGTAGTGCCCGCGCCGAAGAACGGGTCAAGCACTATGCCGCCGGCCGGGCAACCGGCCTTGATGCACGGCTCAATCAGATCGGGAGGGAAGGTCGCGAAATGCGCGCCCTTGAAAGGCTTGGTGCTGACGGTCCACACAGAGCGCAAATTGCGCAAGCCGCCGACACCATCCCACTGCTCATCGTTTCCGCGAGCGCCATCGGCGTCCTTGTAGGAGAGGCGAGCGTCTCGCTTAAAGCCGTTGCCTGATTTGTGATCGGAGACCGCCGGCTCCTTGACAGCCTCGTGGTCGTACAGGTAGCGGTCGGATTTGGTGAGCAGGAACACGAACTCATGGGCGCGTGTTGGCCGGTCGCGCACGCTTTCCGGCATGGCGTTGGGCTTGCTCCACACGATGTCGCTCCGCAGATACCAGCCGTCTGCGCGCAGCGCGAACGCGACCATCCAGGGGATACCGATCTGGTCCTTTGACTTCAGGCCCGCCGCAGTAAGCCAAGATTGCCGATTGCGCACATTTGTTACCTGCTGTCCGCCTTGCGAAACGACGTTTTTGCCTGATCCGTAGTTGCCCCCGCCACCACCGGCGAAGCTGTCGCCCAGATTCAGCCAAAGCGTCCCGTCGTCGCGCAGCACCCGCCGCACCTCGCGAAACACCTCGACCAGTTTGGCGACGTATTCGTCCGGCGTTTGCTCCAGCCCAATCTGTCCATCGACGCCGTAGTCGCGCAGGCCATAATAGGGCGGGCTGGTGACGCAGCAATTGACGATACCGTCCGGCAGGGAGCGGAGCACGTCGATGCAGTCACCTTGATTGATTTCGATGATGGCCATCAGAATCGGTGTCCTGAAATCTCGACGTATTTCCCGACCGGCCGCACGGCGATCTCCGCCGGGACCGCAAGCGCGCTGACGCGCTCCAGCGCCTCGTCGACATTGGCCGGGATCGGCTGGCCCGGCGCCCGCCGGCTCCACCAAGTGCAGGCCTTCTGCCGCGGGAAGCCGGCGTGCTGGATGCAGACGTATTCCTTGTGCTGCACCATCCCGCATTGGTAGACGACGCACAGGGATGGCGTGCCGCCGGCCTTGTCGTGTCGCCGGTAGAAGACCTTGTCGACTCGCAGCCAGTTCGGATCGACGCGCTCGGTGCTGAGGATCGGCAATGCCGACGAACGCGCCTCGATCTTGATGGTGGGCTCTGGGAAGACGAACCCGCAGTCGGCGCACTCACGGGCCGAGGCGTGACAGATGCTCTCGCACTGCGGACACTCCTTGGTCGGCGCCTCGCCGCCGTCGCCCTTCTTGCGGTCGACCACCTTGATCTGGTCGACCGGTCCGAAGCGGCTCACCACCCCGGCGAAGTCCAGCACGAGGCAATCGGACTTGCCGTTGCGGATGGATTCGTGGATGTCGGCGCCCAGGCAACGGGTGCCTCTGCCGCAAATTTGGATATAGAGACCAGCACTTTTCGTGGGCCGAAGTAACGCGATCAGGTCAACGCTTTTGACGTTGAACCCGGTTGTGAGCGCGTTGATGCTGACCAGTGCTCGCAGCTTGCCGTGCCGGAACCGCTCGATGATGGCGTCGCGCTCGGTGTCGGGCGTGTCGCCGAACACCGCCTCGGCAGCCACCCCGCGCTCGCGCAGGGCGTCGAGGATGTGGCCGCAATGCTTCTTGCCGGCACCGAACAGCAGCCAGCTGCGCCGGTCCTGGCCGAACTGCACCACCTCGTTCACCGCCGCCGCGGTGATCTCGTCGTGATCGACGGCAGCCTCCAGCTGGCCGGCAATGAACTCGCCGTCGCGCGTGCCGACGCCGGTCACGTCTAGCCTGGTGGCGGTCGCCTTGCTGATGAGCGGGCACAGGTAACCAGCCTCGATCAGTTCCAGCATGGGCGTCTCGTGGGCAATGCCGTCGAACAGGGCGTTGTCGCCCGTGTGCAGCATGCCGGTATTCATGCGGAACGGCGTGGCGGTCAGTCCAACGACCCGCAGGTGCTGGCCGTTGATCGCCTTCATGTCGCTGATGAACTTGCGGTACATGCCCGATTCCTTGTTCGGAATCAGGTGCGCCTCGTCGACCAGAATCAGGTCGCACTTCTGGAGTTCGTAGGCCTTCTTGTGGACGGACTGGATGCTGCAGAACAGCACCTGGCTGGTCTTGTCGCGCGAGCGCAGGCCGGCGCTGTAGATGCCCGCCGGGCAATGCGGCATGAGCCCGAGCAATTCCTGGTAATTTTGTGATACTAGTTCCTTCACATGTGTAATTATTATAATGCGCTCGGTGGGCCACTGGGTGAGGATGTCCTCGACCAGCTTGGCGATCACCAAGCTCTTGCCACCGCCGGTCGGAATGACCACCAGCGGGTTGCCGTCGTTGTCGCCCATCCAGCCATAAAGGTCGTCGATGGCCTTCTGCTGGTAGGGCCGCAGATTGAGCTTCATCGCATTGCTCGGGGTATGTGCGAAAGGGGTCGGCGGCGCAACATCGTGCGCCAGCCGCAGATCCATGCTCGCCGCCGCGGCGGGAGCGGTCAAGCGCCGATAGTCCTTTTCGGACTATTCCTTGGCGCGCGTCTTCACCAGATGGGCGAGCGCGCGGTCATCAATGTCCGGCTCGCCGATCTCCTCCAGCAGGGCGCGTTCCTTGGGCGTGGAGATGACGTGCCGGAATTTCTGCAGCAGCACGCGGGCGCACGACAACGCGGTGATCTGCTTGCTGTAGCCCTCGCGCAGTTGCTCCAGCCGAGCGGTCAGATCCGCCACCTGCGCATCCACCGGCCGTGCGTCGGCGATTTGGAGGTTGCTCGCCATCATGTCGGCCTGAATGCGGTCGGCAATCGTGCGCGCCTGATCGTCGGTCAGGGCGGACAGGCAAGTGCCGGAAGCCGCATCGCGGCGCGCGACGTAGATGCTGTCGAGGATCGAAATCATTCATCCATCTCCATTTCGCGCAGCCGACGCATCAGTGCCCGCCCGCTGGAAATCCGCTGCTTGATGGCGCCGGTTGTCAGGGACATCTCGGCGGCCACGTCGATGTAGCTGCGCCCCTCGCCGGACACTTTCAGCAGCGCTAGCCGCTGCTCCAGCGACAGGTTGCCCTCCATACGGCGTGCGGTGTCCGCCAGATCGACGGCGCTCTCCTGGGTGGGGGCGACCGCCGGCAGGGCGATGTGGTCGGGCCTGCGCGGCGCGTCACGATCCGGATCCGGCTGCCCTTCCAGCGCATCCAGCGGGATGTGCTCCAGCTTGTTGGCGTGCAGCAGGCGGCTGTTGACGAACAGGTTGCGCATGATGACCCGCAGCCAGCCGCCCATGTTGGTGCCATCGAACAGGTCGCGCCGCTCGATGGCTCGGGTCAGCGTGTCCTGCAGCAGGTCGTCGGCGTCCGCCTTGTTGTGCGTCAGCTTGAGCGCCTGGGCGCGGAGGGCGGTCCGGCACTCCAGCATCTGCTGCTCGAACGAACGCCTCGGTTTACGTGCTCTTGCCATCCTGCGGCCCCTCGTCCGTCCAGTAGGATCCGTCGCGCATCTGGTAGGAGATGAACGACGCATCGGGCGCCGCGTCGATCTGCTCGCCCGGCACCAGATTCGGGTTGAAGCGGTGCTCGCCGCAGCCGGTGTATTGGAAGTCGAGCGGGATCTTGTCCTCGTGCCGCGCGCATCGCCATGAGCCCTCGCCATCCTCCACGGCCTCGGAGAAGGCGCAGGTGCGGCAATTGCGCTGCGGCAGACGGCTGCCGTGGCAGACCTCCGAGAAGTCGCAGAACCGGCACTTGAAGAACGACGGGTCGCTCGACACGCGCTCCGGCGGCACGTCGCTGAAGATCACCCGGCGGGCCTTGGCGATGTGCCGCATGGCCTCGGCCGGATCCGCCTCCGTGCGGACTGAAACGGTGCTCCGGCCACCCGGCGATGCGCAGGTCAGATAGTGCCGGTCGAAGCCGGTATAGTGCATGTAAAGTTGAGCTTGAACAAAATAGGTGAAGTCCCAGGCACGAAGCGCGTTCTTCTCGCCAAGATCCGCCTTCAGTTTCTCTAGCTTCTTCTGCTTGTCTTCATTTGTTGTCTTGCCTTCCCAGACGTGCCATGTCTTGGGAGCCTGCAAGATACCGATGATCTTGCCGTCGCAGAAGCCGCGGAAGTGGCCGCCGTGGTCCTTGAATCCGAATTGCCGACCGGTTTCCGGATCGACCGTCAGCAGCGTCACACCCTGCACCAAGCGCAGGCGCTCGGCCATCAGGTCCTCGGTGCGATGGCCGTCATCGAAGCGCTTGATGCTGGTCGCGTCGAAGAAGACGGGCGCCACCCAGCGGATCTGGTAGAACGGCTTGCGAGCGCACTCGTCACCGATCACACCCATGCCCAGGCGCGGGCCGGGCTTTCGGTTGCCCTTCACCTCCAGCGCGCGGTCGGCAGCTTCAAGGGTGGGGTCTGGGATGGAGCGGGGGAGTGGGGCCATTACGCGACCTCCGTCGAGAAGCGCGCCATGCGGCGCTCGATGTCGGCGATGAACTCGGCCTCACGCTCGATGCCAACCGCGTTGAACCCTTCCTCCATGGCGGCCTGGAGCGTCGAACCGCTGCCAGCGAAAGGGTCCAGCACCGTGCCGCCCGGCGGCGTCACGAGACGGCACAGGTAGCGCATCAGGGCGATCGGCTTGACGGTGGGATGCTTCGATGCGGCACGGTCTGCCTTGTTGGCCTTGGCGCAGTAGAAGAAGCGAGAAGCGCTTCCGGAATCGCCATAGCAGACCATCGGCGTTCCTTCGGGTCGGCTCTCAGCCCCATAGGCCGCCCCGCGGTTCCCCTCGTTGTCGCCGGACGAGACCCGCTTGACGGCCCCGGTCCCGCTCGTTTTGGTGCCGAAGGCTGCAAACGCCTCCTTGACCTCATCTGACCCGTCGTGGATCACGTTGGCGGGCCAGCGGCCGGCGGCGTTCTGCTCGTAAACCCCGGGCTTTGGCTGCCATCCATCATCGTTCATGACGCCTAGTGCGGTGTTGCGCGTGGCGATGATGGTGTCGCCGGTCGGCACGCGGCATGCGTCGATGTTCAGCGCGCCGCACCCGTGCGCCAGTACGTTCGCCGCGACGGTGCCGATCAACGGTTTGCGCGCAACGATGATCGGCTCGAAGGCCGGCTTGAGAGCGGTGCCCCACCCTTCCCATTGGAGTGCCGCCTCGGTGGCAGCCGCGGTGACCGTGTGGGTGTAGGTGCGGTCGTTCAGCTTCTCCCAGGAACCATCCTTGTTCTGGTCAGCGCCTGGGCGCAGGCGGCGCACAGTTGCCCCCTCAGCCACCACCTCGCGCTCCGCGCCGGCCATCTTGTCCAGCGCCTTGGACACGTCGAGCGACTTCGGGAACCCCGAGCCATAAAGCCACATGACCGTGTCGCGGATCTCGAAGCCGGCGTCCTCAATGGCGCAGGCAATGCGGTGAAAGGTGCGGGTGCCACCGAACGCCAGCAGGTGCGCGCCGGGCTTCAGGCGGTCGTAGATGGCCCGCCACGTCTCCGGATCGAACGCGACCCCTCGCTTGTCCCATTCCCTTCCCATGAAGCCCAGTTCGTACGGCGGGTCGGTGACGCACGCATCGAACAGGCTTTTGCGGAGCTTCCAGCGCAGAGTGCTGCGGCAGTCGCCATGATGGAGCTCGTGCCGTGCCATCATATCCGCACCGGCATGATGACCTGGCGCAGCGCCGGCTCGCTTTCGCCCTGCAGCAGGAGCGGATTCGCGTGATCGCTGTAGCTGATCACCGTCACCTCGGCGTCGGAGGCGGCCAGCAGCGTGCGCAGGTAGGCGGCATTCACCCCGATCTCGATGGGGTGCGTGGAGACGGTCGGGATGGCGGTGTACGCATGCCCGCCCTCCTCGCCCTTCGTCATCACGCCCAGGCGCGTGCCGTCGAAGCGCAGCAGGACGTGACGGTGCTTGCCCTCGCACATGGCCGACACGCGGCGCAGGGCGGCCAGCAGGTCGCGGCGGCCGACCTTCGCATTTCCGGTGAAATTGCGCGGCACCACGCGCTCATAGTCGGGGAAGGTGCCGTCGATGAACCTGCTGATGAGTTCGGTGTCGTCGGCCAGTCGGAAGCGCACCTTGGTGCGATTGCTGTCGATGGCCACCTCGACGCGGTCGCCCGACTCCGTGCTCAGCATGCGCAGCAGGAGCCCCGCCGATTTGCGCGGCAGGATGTAGCCGGCGGCCGGGCCGACCGGAAACGCTTCGCTCGCCGCCGGCGGCAGCGGAGCGTCTTGCTGGCTCATGACATGGCCATTCGTCGCGACGCCGGTCAGCGCCCGCGTGCCGGCATGCGTCTCCCGCCCGTGCAGATAGACGCCGTTGAGGTAATAGCGCGTTTCCTCGGTGCTGACAGCGATCAGCGTGTTGGCCAGGACCGCCCGCAGGGCATCCGCCGGCATGGTGAAGGTCCGCGCCTTGGGGAAATCGGCGGATACGACGGGGATGTCCTCCACCGGAAAGCCGTACAGGCCACCCGTCGTTTCGCCCGCCGTGAACTCCAGGTCCTTGCCCTTGGGGGTGAGCGTGATGGTGCCAGTGTCCAGCGCCGTCAGCACGCGCGTTAGCCGGCCCGCCGGCACAGCCACATCCAATTCGCCGGCAGTCTGCACCGGCGCACGGGTGGTGATGCTGATGTCCATGTCGGTGGCGGTGATGGCGACGCCGTCAGCGTCGGCGCGGACCCGCACGCAGCCCAGGATCGGGATGGAATTGCGCCGCTCCGTCACCGCGGCGGCGGCACGGACAGCCGACCGCAGCGCGGCTGTTTCGATGACCGCGCTCATGCCCGCACCTGATCGCGCGCATCGGCCTCGATCTCCGCCCACGCCTCGTCGGTGAACTCGCTCTTAGCCTCGGCGATGATGGCGCGCAGCACGGCGCCGTCCGGCACGCTGGCGCGGGCTTCCTCCAGCTTCAGGCGGGCGATTTCGGCGCGACGGTGCAGCTTGGCGTCGGTCGAGCGGCGCAGCCAGTCCGGGTCCAGCTTGCCCTCGGTCTCGCGGCTGCGGGTCTGGGCCTCGATCCGGTCGACCTCGATTGTGAGAATGTCGATGTTGTAGCGGATCTCGGCACCGGTGATCGGGTTCTCGATCAGCGGGTTCAGCGGACGCCGCGGGCGGACCGGGGCGGCGTCGGTCACGGTGATGGTGGTTTCGGGGTCGTTCATTGTGGTCTCGCGCGTTCACGGGGGAGGGGCGACCGGCGGCGTCGGGACCGCCGGTCGCGGGGTATCAGCCGCGCTTCCAGGGCGCGTTCTTCGGCGGCCCACCGGCGGCCGGCGGAGCCTGGTAGCCCTGCTGGGCCGGCTGCTGCTGGTAGCCCTGCTGCGGCGCCTGCTGATAACCACCCTGCTGGCCGGCCGGCGGAGCGTACTGCTGCTGCGGAGGCTGCTGCTGATACCCGCCCTGCTGGGGCGGCGGGTTGGCCGGGCCACGCTGGGTCGGGGCGGCGCCGGCCGCACCCACCGGCTTGTAGCCCTTGACCTCGTTGCTGGCGTCGTACTGCTTGCCGGTCTTCTCGTCGGTGCGCGGCGGCTTGACGACCACCTTCGCCACCATCGGGTGGAAGTGCAGCTGCTCGCTGTCCTCGACCACCATCACGCCGGTGGCGTGGCAGATGGCGGACAGGGTGCGGTTGGCGATCTCGACCGCCTTCTGGTTCGGGTTCCACAGATTCAGGCGGTCGAACAGCCGCTGGCCGGCGCGCTCTCCGTCCAGGATCTCCATCTCCAGGGTCAAGTAGGACCCCGTGCCGGCGCTGTTCTCCTTGGTCTCGGACTGGACGATCTGGACGACGTAGTCGCCCGGCGGCAAGACCTCGAACGGAGCGGCGGGGTCGACGTCGTGCGCATTGAACTGGTAGCCGATCTGGGCCATCGAAAACTCCTGTGGGATGGCGGTGTATGGATAGTCCCTTTAGGACTATTTGCGGGCGTAGAAAGGGCGGTTAAGAGGCCACCGCTTTGACGAGTTCGGCGTAGCCGAGGCTCATGTCGATCTGGTCGGGCAGCGGATACCGGCACTTGGCCAGGAACGCGGGGCGCTCCTCGGTGAAGATAAGCCGCTCGCCGCGGCCGACACCCCTGGTGACGGTTTTCTTGAAGCCGACGTCGGATTTGATCGTGCTGGTCCGATAGTTCGCGAACAGCAGAGCATCGCAATGCTCGATCATCTTGGCCTTCGCGAGCTTGTGCAGCTTGATCTCGTACCGATCATACGGCTCGGAATCGGGCGGCGTGGTCTTGTTCACGACGGCGTGCGCAAGCTGGATGACCGCGATGTTCTTGTCGTCGCGAAGCGCGTTGACGGCCTCGATGTATTCCTTCCACACATCGATGGTGGCGAGATAGCCGCGGCCGAAGTCCGGCTGCTCGATCGTCTTCCAGTTGTTGCGGCGGCACGTTTCAGCCCACACCAGGGGCTCCAGCCAGTCGAGGCTGTCCACAACGACCGTCTCGAACTCGTCGCTGTTCTCATAGACCACGCCGAAGGCGTCGATCACGTCGTTGAAGGTGATGCCCTTCTGGTACAGCTCGAAGTGCGGGACATCCAGCTTTCCGAGACCGTTTTCGATGCACAGCACCACCGGCCTGTTGGAGCCGACCGTCTCCGGGATCACGGAGCCGTTTGCGTCGAACTGACACCCGGTCGCCCAGTGCGTCTTGCCGATGCCACCCGACGCATAGAGGATCACGCGCGGCGGCTTGATCTCGTTCTTGCGCTTCAGGTGGTTGATGTTGATAGCCAAGTTGGCCTCCTAATTGCCTGGATCTGGTAGCGAGTATCCGTAGCGACCCTCTTTCGCGTTCCTGATCGCGGTTCTGATGGTCGAAACCGAACACCCGTACTCCTCGACCAGAGATTTGAATGTGCGACCGCTCAAGCGCTTCTCGATGATTTCGGCGACTTGGTGATTCGAGAGCTTGCGTTGCGATTCCGAGATCGCGGCTTTCGCTTCGTCAGATAATCGATGACCGAGTGCGGAGCGATTTCCTTTCGCCTTCTCCGCCATAAGCCGCCTGGATTCCTCGCTGCGCTTTTTCCCCTTGTTGCTTTCGGATAACTTCCGCCTCGTTTCTTCACTTGGAGGCGGTCTTTTCCGGAGGGCTTCCGAAATCTTGGCCCTAGCCTCTGGCGATTGGCGCTTCGCCCTCAACTTGGCGACGTGATCGGGCTTGAGCTTCCTTCCGATGCGCGACAGCGTCATTTTGCGCCTGGCCTCATCGGACATCTTTCTTCCGATCTGCCAGCGGGACATCTTCTGCCGCGTCTCGTCCGACCGCTTGAGACCGAGGGCGCTTCGCCCCGTGCTGCAGATGTTGTATCCGCGGCAGGGGTCGGTAAGCCGACCAGTTGCGATGTGCTCGGTCTCAATCGACGTGAGCAACTCCTTCTGCTCCACGATCTGCACGACCTCGAAGCAGAAGGCTTGCTCTCCGTGCTTGGCCCACGATTTCTGGAGTCGAGGATTGCAGTGGGTTCCAGCATGAAGCTCGCGAAGGTGGTCACGGAAGCGCCGACGAATGTTCACGGCGCTTCCGATATACACCTTGCCGTTGACGGTATTGCGGATCCGATAGATCCCAGAAACCGCCGGCGCATCCATCGCTTACGCCCCCGCCTTTGCGGCAGCGACCAGGGCCGTCTCGCGGTCCTGCGCGGCGCTGTAGACGCGCTCGCGGATCGCCATCGGCCACTCGCACACCTGCTCGTTGACGCCCATCAGCGCGTCCAGTTCCGGCTCGGTCGTGCAGGCGTTGATGAGTTCGATCATCTTCGCCTCGGCGTTCTCGATGCTGGCGTAGGACGAGAAGACCGTGCCGTCAGCCTTCAGCACCGGGATGCGGCCCGCACCTACCGGCTGCTGGGCGGCGGGTTCCGGAGCGGCGGCCGGCGGAGCGTCCTGGGCCGGGGCGGGCTCGGACTTCTTGGCCCACGGCGGCGGGGCCTTGGCCGGGGCAGCGGACGGAACCGGCTGCTGGGCGACCGGCTGCGGAGCGGGGGCAGGCTGGGTCAGCGGGATGTCCTGCACCATCACGTCGGACTGGCCGGTCACCACGATAGCGCCCGTCGGCACGCCCTGCGCCGCGATGGCTTCCTCCAGGTCGATCTGCTGCTCGCCGGTCGGCGTGGCCGGCGGCTCGGCACCCTGCTGCTGGGCCGCCTCGGCGGCACGGGCAGCTTCCATCTCGGCCTTGGTGCGGCGCTTCCGGCGCGTCGCGGCCTGTTCCGCGGTTTCCGGCTGGCCGGCCTCGGGCTGCTCCGGCTCGGCACCGGCGGCCACCACCTGCGCATCGACCTGGAAGTCGATGCCGTCGACGGACCCGGCGGTCTGGCGCAGCGCGATGATCTTGTCCTCGACGCTCGCGATCACGCGGGCCTGCTCGAACAGACCGGAGGGCAGCGGCACGCGGCCGGTGATGGTGATCAGGAGTTCCTGCTGCAGATTGCTCATGGTGATCAGTCCCGGTTGCCGGTGATGATGGAGTAGATGTCGCGGACCAGATCCTGGTCGGCGTTGATGGCGGCGGCGACGCGCTTCACGATCTCGTTGCGCTTATCGCAGTTGTCGAATTTTGCGTCGAAGTCGCCGAGCGTACGCAGAATGTGCTCGTCACCAACCAGAATGGCGTCGGCACTTGCGACGGCCTGAACATGGGCCGAACGAGCCGACTTCTCGGCGTCCGCGGCCAGCTGCGCGATCTCGGCCATCGCATCGGCGTGACCGACCGGGTCCGCGGCGGCGTCCGGCATCTTGGCCAGCAGCAGTTCGATCTTTTCCTTGCTCATCAGGCGACGATCCTCTTGTTGCAGTTGCGGATGGCGGCCACGATGTCACCGGCCAGTGTCGGGTCGGCGGCGTTCAGCGCGGTCGCAATGCGGTTGTTGAGGTGGGTCAGCAGGGCCGCGCCGATGGTCGGGGTGGTCTCGGTCGGCACGACCGGCGGGAGAAGGGCCAGCACGCGGATGCCGTCGGCTTCCAGGTATCCCTTCTCGTTCGGCACGAACTCGATGGAGCGGGGATTATCCATCACTCCGGCTCCTTCTTCGTGATCCGGTACTTGGCGGCGCCCGGCTTGACGGTACGGGCCGGCTCAAACAGCTTGCGGATGCGCTCGGGCCACGCCTTGAACTTGGTCTCGCTGACCTTGTAGGTGGTCTCGACGTATTCGCGCGGTTTCTCGCCGAGCTTCTGGAGTTCCAGCACGGCGGAGCCGATCTTGGCCTGATCCCACTCCGCCTTCTTTTCCAAATCGCATTCGATCAAGAACCGCTCGTCGGCCTCGGCCTTCTCCAGACGAACCGTGCCGAAGTCCTTGCCGGCATCCTTGCGGAGCTTGGCGGCGTCGGTCTTGAACCGCAGGTCCAGCGCCGCGCTGAGCCACGCCTTGGCGCTCTTCAGCTTGGCTTCGGCCGCGGAGATTTCTTCCTGGAGGCCGTGCAGATGGTCCAGCGGCTTGTCCAAGCTCTGGGCGATCGGCAGATCACCAAGCTGGTCCATCGTCAGCTTGTTCGTCATGCTGTCCTTCCGGGGGTTGGGCCGGAGCAACATCGTGCGCCGGCCGTGGATTCAACGTAGCGGGCGGGCCGGAGGATGAATAGTCCTTTTTGGACTTTTTCTCCTCACGAAAAAGGGTTAGCCGCGGGTGGTGGTCGGCGGGGCCGGGATCTCGTGCGGCAGAGCGAGCCGGACGTGGGTGCAGAAGCTGGCCCCACACCCACCCTTGCCGACGACTTCGCCCTCGTCGCCCAGCAGCACCTCGTCCAGTTCGATGCGACCACTCTCGTTGACCCACCATGCCATCGGACCGGTGTTCGGCTCGCCGCGGAAGTCGTCGACGCGCACCCACTGCGGCTCGGTGGAGGCGGTGCCGGCGGCACGGTCCAGCCGCTCGATCTCGGCCGCGATCAGCGCGCCGGCTTTGACCAGATCGCGGCGTGGGTTGGTGGGCTTGAACCACTTTATCGCCCAGTCTCGGGGCCAGATGTATCTCAGCAGGTTGATGTACCCGCCACGCGAATTCGTGGATGCCTCGGCGCGCCTCGCGTCGTCAAACGAAGCAATCCATGCATAAGTGGCGGCAGCGGCGGCCATCTGGCCCTCGCTATTGTCGTCGTCGTGCTCGACCGACCAACCCTCGGCATCAATCTGCCGGCGGCGCTCGGCCGCGATATCGTTGATGGCGCTCATCGCGCGCTCTCCTTGGTTATGCGCTCCACCGGGACGGACTTACTGCTGAACGTGGCGTGGTGCAGCCGACCGGCCGCCCAGGCGCCCCCGAAAACCAGCAGCGCGATGCCGACGTAGGCGGAGCAGTGGATGATGAAGCGGTGGCGGAAATCACTTTGCGGTCTGGACATTGACCGCACCCTCTTTGACATGGGTTTCGTAGCGGAACTGAATGCCGTTCTCGATCTGCCAGTCGCCGATCAGCGCCGGCCGGAAGCCGGTCATCTCCGGGAACGTGACGTCGCCCTCGGGCTCCAGATTCACGCGGGTCAGATGGACGCGGTCGGCGAGCGGCAGGGCTTGGCGGTAGATCTCGCCACCGCCGATGATGAAGACCTCACGGAAGGCGTGGGCGATATTCAGCACCGATTCCAGCGAGTGCACGACTGTCGCATCCTGGAATCGGCCTTGTGCGGCCGGATCGCTGCTTATTACGACATTGATGCGGTTGGGCAGCGGCTTCCTTGGCAAGCTTTCCCATGTTTTGCGTCCCATGATGACCGGCTTGCCGAGCGTCAACTCCCGAAAGCGCTTGAGATCGGCAGACAGCTGCCAGGGAAGCTTCCCCTGGCAGCCGATCACGTCATTGAGGGCGACAGCGGCGATGATGGAGATCTGCATCATCGTCACTCCCAGGGCGCGATTGGCGTCAGAAGCAGCGCCAGAGCAAAGGCGCTAATCAGCAGTCCAGCGACGCCGACCAGGCCGTACATGATGCGCTCCAGCTGTGGCACATGGCGCGCCCAGCCGTGATAGCCCTCGGCGAAGATCATGATCAGCGCCGAGGTCGCCAGCAGCTTGACGACAGTCGCCAAATAGGCGGTCTGGAAAGCTGTCATGGTCACACCGCCACCGGAGCTTTAATCGCCGGGGCCGGGTCATAGCCGTCCAGCGCGATGTCGCCGAGCGTGAAGCCGTCGATGTCGGCCACTTCGGGATTGAGGCGCAGGGTCGGCAGCGGCAGCGGCGCGCGGGTCAACTGATCGCATACCTGACCAAAATGATTTCGGTAGATGTGAACGTCGCCGCCAGTCCAGACGACCTCTCCCGGCGCATGGCCGGTGATCTGGGCGACCATGTGGGTCAGCAGCGCGTAGCTGGCGATATTAAAGGGCATGCCCAGGAATACATCGACCGAACGCATGTAGAACTGGAGATCAAGGGCACGGCGAGGAATGCCCAGCTTATCCATGACCTCATGTACCGCGACCTCGTCACGGTCCAGATTGTCGCGCGCCCCGTAAATCACGAGCCGCTGCCGAGCACTCAACGGCCGGCTGTTGAACTGGAACATCATGTGGCAGGGCGGCAGGGCGCAGCCGTCGACCTGGGCGACATTCCATGCGTTGACGATGATCCGCCGGCTGTCGGGGTTGGTGCGCAGCGTCTCGATGGCATTGGCAAGCTGGTCGACGCGATTGCCAATGCCGGCACCCTCCCAGTCACGCCACTGTGCGCCATAGACCGGCCCCAGCCCGCCCCAGCGCTCGGCGAAATCGTCGTCGGCCAAGATCATAGCTTCGAACTCGGCGCGCGAGAACTCGCCTTCGCCGCCAGTCGATTTGTGATAGGCGTTGTATTTGGCGAGCGGCCAGTCGGTCCAGATCGAGACGCCCTGTTCGACCAGCGGCCGGATGTTGGTCGAGCCGGAGATCATCCACAGCAGCTCCGCGGCGACGCCCTTGAAGAACACCTTCTTGGTGGTCAGCAGCGGAAAGCCCTGTTGCAGATCGAACCGCATCTGCCGGCCGAAGACGCTGCGCGTGCCGGTGCCGGTGCGGTCGTCCTTGTCGGTGCCGTTGGTGATGATGTCCCGCAGGAGATCGAGATACGCCTTCATTGGTCGGTCTCCTTCGCCGCCCGGTTCACGCCGGCAATCACCTGCTGGGGCGTGAGCCCGTGTTCGTCGCCGATGCGCTTCGCGGCCCGCCGCAAGCTGCCAGGCACGCTGGCGCCCACCCCGGCGTATTTGTTGACCCGGCGCATGCCGCCGCCGGTCCAGATGTGATTGCCGTCTCGCATGCCCGCGTGCAGCAGGGTGCGTTCAGCCGCGTGGCTTCGCTTCATGGTGTTGATCCCTGGTTGGGGTGTGGTGGTCAGGCGGCAGGCGCCGCCGGCAACTGGCTGGCCCGCGTGATCTGCGCCGGCGCCGCGTTGAGCGGCGTCACGGTCACGGTCAGACCGGGTGTGGCGGAATAGTGCTTCTCGAACTGGATCTCGACCACGACCGCGTCGTCGGACCAGACGACGTCTTCGGTCACCTTCTTCCCGGCGATCTTATGTTTCACCGGGTTCAAGGCGTCGAGCATCTTTATTATGTTGTCCGCATCGGGTTTGACGGTGGGCCGGATCAGGCCCAGCAGTGCGGCATCGCGCTTCCAGCGCGCCCAGCTTTCCGGCACCTCCTCCTCGGCCAGCAAGCACACCCGCACCGGGCCGGTAATGACCGACAGGCCGGCCGTGCGCATGGCGTGCTGGGCCGTCCGTCGCAGGTCAGACTCATACGTACGGGTCTGACCTGGCGTGTAGGCGCGGCCGGTTCGCGGATCGAACTGTGGCCGGCCTTTCCCCTGCAGGTCGCCGTCCAGCCGAATGCGGAGCATCACCGCCCTCCCGCCAGCCCGGCGCGCAGCGAGACGATTCGCGCGCGAATATCGGCCTGCTCGTTGGGTGTTGCCTTCGGCGAGCCGTCGGCAATCTGCTGCAGCCGCTTCACCAAGTCGGTGATTTCGCGTTCCGCAGCGGCTTTCTCGCGGGCGTTCATTTCGGCAGCCCCGCGACGGCCTCGGCCGGCAGCCAGTCGAGCGGCGTCACCGCCCCGCTGGTCGCCCGCTGGATTTTCACCTGGGTGGCGGGGCGCGGCACGCGCTTGCCGTTACGGTATTTGTTGACGGCCGATTGGCTGATGCCGGCGCGTTCCGCGAACTGCACTTCGGTCATCTGCTCCTGGCGCAGGAACGTGTCGAGGTTCATGCATCCGATGTAGCGCGAGACGTTTATGACCGAAAGGACTATTTCGGGTGAGATGTTGCGGACAACCCCCATTGCAAAATATGACGTTTCGTACTAAGTTTCACACAACAACCTGTTGATCAGGCTTAATTAATATCGGAGAACGCAATGACCAGTATTCCGCGAGAGGCAGTCGAGTTAATCGCTGCTCGCAAGGAAAAGGGCCTGACCCAGGTGGAAATGGCTCGTATGACGGACACCACTCAGTCGAACTACGCGAAATTGGAGCGCGGCGAGCGCCGCATTTCGCCCGAATGGGCCGCGAAGTTCGGTAAGATACTGGGCAAGGATCCGGCACTTTTCCTGGGGAAGGGCGACCGGGAGATCATCAATGCGGTGGCTTATGGCCGCGGCGCGGTGGCTCCGATTCAGGCTGTCGCCGACACGACCGCCATCCCCATCCGAAATTTCAGCTTCCTCGGCAAGACGGGGCCGCTGGCGCTCGATCCGGATTCGGCCGGCACCTACCCCGCCCCGCACTATCTGGCGGGCGTGAAGGATGCCTACGTGCTGGTGATGCCGGATGACAGCATGATGCCGCGCTACCGGCCGGGCCAGCACCTGCACATCCATCCGCGCCGCACCGCCTCCCCCGGCGCTGCCGTCGTGGTGATGCTGAAGGACGGCACCGGCATGGTGGCGGAGTTCGGCGGCTGGGCGAACGGCTCGCTGCTCGTCAGCACCTACGCCGATGGCGAGCGCGAGTTCGCTGCCGACGACATCGAAGCGGTCCACATCGTGGTGGGGAGTCAGGAGGCTCTGTAGCCTCCTGTTTTTTTCTCTTGCGTAAATAGTCCTGTTTGTCATAGCCTCCGGTCATCGAACAACGCGCCCCGCCGAGCTGGAGAGATCGCCGGCCGGGCCATCGGAGACCACGACATGCAGCAGGGCAAGCGCAAGGGCGCGCCGGACAACGGCGCGACGAGGGAAGATCTGGCCATCCTGTGCTCGGTGCCGGGGGCGACCTACGCCCAGATCGGCGAGTTCTACGGACTGTCCGAGCGCTGGGCGCAGAAGTGGTGCAGCCGGTACGGCCTCAAACTCACCGCGCCGCGCCCCCTACCCCGCCCTTCCCTCCCCTCCCCTTCCAGGCCGGCGGTTCGGACCTGGACGGCTGCGGAATTGGCGGAGGAGGCACGCCGCAGCGGCGTCACGCCGCGCCCGTGCCCGACCGCGTTTGTGGCGCCGTCGCGTCACGCCGTGCGCGACGAAACCCACCGGGACGTCAGGGGCTTGCGTGAGCATGCTCGCGTTCTGAATGAGGCGATCGCCGCTCGCGCTTTTCGCCATTTCGATTTCACCGCAACTCCACATGCGTGAATAGGAGGCGGACGTGACCACCTTCAACATCAACGGCCAGCTTCGCTTTCGCCTGACCACCAGCGGTGAGCGGCACCTGCGCGACCACCTTGCCCGCGAGGCGCGGCTATGCAATGCGGCCTCGCCCTTCGGTCGGAAGATCGCCGACGACGAGGGCATGCCGAAGCCCCTGCCGGATGGGCGGGTGGAGATGACCGCCTGGGGGGTGTTCCACATCTTTGGGCCGCGTTGCTTCATCGGCGCCGATCCCGTGTTCGAGCGCAACGAGCTGGAGGTCGTTCGGCCATGAAAGTCATCTTCCTCGACATTGACGGTCCGATGATCCCCGGTCGCGCCTATTACCTGCCGGAGAACCACGGGACGCTGGTCACGCGGTTCGATCCGGTGGCGGTCGCCATGGTGCTGCGTCTGCTGCATCTCGCGCCGGCCAAGCTGGTCATCTCCAGCACTTGGCGGAAGCATGGGCGCGAGCGCCTGGCTGCCGGCTTGGCCTGCAACGGCATCTGCCCGGCGCACCTGCACGACGACTGGTCGACCGGCCCGCACTTCGACGGCCCATCTGGCCGCACGCGAGAGATCCGGTCGTGGTTGAAGCGACATCCGGAGGTGACCCACTATGTCGCCATCGACGACGAGGATGTTGCGCTGAATGGCGCCGTTCGCTGCTCCATGGAAGACGGCCTCATGAAGGAGCACTTTAAGCGGGCCGGCCAACTGCTGGAGATCGACAATATGCGGCTGCTGTGCGAGCGGCTGCCGGCCGCCACATGATCGTCGCCGGCACAGGACACCGCCCGCAGAAACTCGGCGGATTCGGCCGCGCCACCCAAGCGCGCCTGCTCGTGCTCGCGTCAAGCTGGCTGACGGCACGAGCCGATATCACGCGCGTCGTCAGCGGCATGGCGCTGGGGTGGGATCTGGCGCTCGCGCACGCAGCGGTGCTGGCTGGCATCCAGTTCACCGCCGCCGTTCCGTGCGACAACCAGGAGAGCCGATGGCCGGCGCTGTCCCAGGCCTACTACCGCCGCCTGCTAGCGCTGTCCGACGATGTCGTGGTTGTGTCGCCCGGCCCCTACGAGCCCTGGAAGATGCAGGTGCGGAACGAGTGGATGGTGGATCGCTGCGACCTGCTGCTGGCCCTCTGGGACGGCTCGCGCGGGGGTACGGCCAACTGCTGCTGGTATGCGCAGCGCGTCGAGCGGCCGATTGAGAATCTGTGGGGCGAGTGGCTTCGGCTGAACGACTCCGATTCGCCTTTGGCATCTGGCGACCGCCGGTAGCTGGGGCAGTTATCCCCTGGCGTCTGGCGACCGTCGCACTTATCCATTGGCATCTGGCGACCAGTTGTTGGCATCTGGCGACCGCCGAATCGGCGGAATCCCGAGTCCTCCACTGGCATCTGGCGACCATACTAATAAAAGATCTCTAGTAACTACCAATAGACCGGTCGCCAGATGCCAATCCGCTTGGTCGCCAGATGCCAAATTGACCCGACACGGCTCGATGTGCACCATCGGACCGAGAGGTGAGCCATGGCTGAAATCCACGACCTGATCATTCATCACGGTGCAGAGCGCGCCCGCGAGATGGTGCCGGCTGAACAGCGGCGCTATGTCGACATCGCCGCCGCCTTGATGGAAGAGGAGCGGCTGGCCATCGGCATCACCTACGCCGGCTTCTGCCTGACCAGCCTGCCGCACAAGCCCCGGCCGCCCGATGAAGTCTGGACCCGCCCCGGTGCCCGCGTGACGCTGATGATCGCACCCGGCCATGTGCGAGATCAAGGCAAGACGGTGCCGATCGGCGTGCCGTATGGCGCCCGGGCGCGCATGATCCTGTTCTATCTGCAATCGGAGGCCCTAAAGCGCAGCACGCGCGAGGTGGTGCTCGGCAGGTCGATGAACGAGTGGTTCGGCCGCATGGGCGTGTCAGTGGGCGGCACCAGCTTTGCCGCGATCCGCGACCAGGCGCGTCGCATCAGCCGCTGCATCCTGACCTTCGACTGGAACGACAGTGCCGATCACGTTCAGTTCGGCATCGTGGACGGCGCCTTCAACCTGGGCGGTGAGGCGGCTGACGGCCGGCAGGGCAAGCTATTCGAAGAGGTCGTCCACCTGTCGGAAGGCTTCTACGCCGCCCTGCGCGACCACCCGGTGCCGGTGCGCGACACCGCGCTGAAGGAGCTGTGTTCGCAGTCGATGGCGCTCGACGCCTATGTGTGGCTGGCCTACCGGCTGCACAGCCTATCCAAGCCCATGCCGATCTCGTGGCCGGCCCTGTATCAGCAGTTCGGCGGCGGGTTCGCCCAGATGAAGCACTTCAAGCCGCGCTTTGTGGAGAGCTTGCGGGCGGCACTGGCCGCCTATCCCGAAGCGCGCGTCGATCTTGACAGCAACGGTCTCGTTCTGATCCCGTCTCCGCCGCCAGTGCCGAAGCTCACAGCGGCTTGACCGGTCGCCAGATGCCAAACGAGACCCAAACCGCGAGGACACAATGGCCGTATTTGTATTTGCGTCAACGAAGGGAGGGCCGGGCAAGACCACGACCGCTGCCTGCATCGCCCACCACTTCCTCCGCGAGGGGCACACCGTCAAGGCGATCGACAGCGATCCCAACCAGAATCTCGTCAAGCGGCTGAGCAAGTCGGACGTGCCGGTGGAGGTGGTCGAGGAGGAGGGGCTGCTGGCGGCCATCAAGGCGGCTCAGGCTGAGGCCGAGATCGTCGTGGTGGACGTCGCTGGCGTGCTGACCCGCGGGATGCTGTACGCGGTGGCGGCGGCAAGCGTGGTCATTATCCCGTGCAGCCCGGACCGCAACGACGTGATCGAGGCCGTCAAGACGCAGATGATCATCCAGCAGGCGCAGGAGATCAAAGGCCGCGCCATCCCGCACGCTGCCCTGCTGACGAAGGTCAATCGCCGCGCCCAGGTGACGGCGGAGACCGTCGACCAGCTGACGGTGTTCAAGGTGCCGATGCTGACGGTCGACATCCCCATGCGGACAGCCTACCAGCAGGCGTCCTACACCGGCGTGCCGATCGCTGACAAGGCGGTCCAGGAAGACATTGCCGCCCTGGCCGATCAGATCGCTGACCTGATGGAGGCCGGCCATGCCGCCGCGTAAAAATTCGATGGCTGGCGTGGAGGTGGTTCACAAGCCCAAGCGCCGTACCTTCAAGGCGGAGGAGTTCGACCCGGAGCAGATCCGTAACGAGATCAACCCGTTCGCCACCAAGCTGCCGAGCGTCGCGAAGCAGGACGCTCCTCCGGTCCTCGACAACGATACGGGCGCCGAGGTGCCTGCGCCACCGAAGGACCTGGAGACGGTCGACGACTTCTCCGGCGAGGTCGGGCGCCTATGGGGCGCCGCCGGCCGCGCCTTCATTGAGACCGGTCGGGCGTTGAACCTAGCCAAAGAGAAGCTGGCCCATGGCGACTTCATGGTGCTCACCTCTCAGCGTCTCCCCTTTTCGCACAACATCGCCGACCGGCTGATGGCCATTGCCAGGGCGGTGGACGAAGGCGTCTATCCGGCGGACGCGCTGCCGCCGAACTATACGGTCGCCTACCAGCTGGTCTCGCTCTACGAGCACGAGCGGCCGGTGGCGCTGAAGGAGGGGCTGGTCACTCCCGCCGTCACGCGCCGGGCAATCGAGGAGTTCAAGAAGCGCATGCGTCTACAGGACGATGAGGAGGACGCCCGCGTGCGGGACCGGAAGCGGCTGGCATCGCTGATCGGACAGCGAGCCAGGATAGAGGCGGAAATCGCCGAACTGAGGGAGCGGCTGGGCGAAGGTGCGGCCTGACTCCAAATTCTGTCCCGGGACAGAGTTTGCTCATGACCCCCGCTTCGGTTCCGGACGCTGGTTGCTGGACCCGAAGAAGTAATAGATGACGCCCAGCGCGGCAGCGTCCAGCATGCCCAACACGCGGGTGGCGACCGCCTCCGGCAGGCCGGGTGGCAGGCCGTGGCTCATCACGTAGGCCTGCACGCCAGCCCACACCAGCAGCACGCCCCCGCCGATCAACGCGGGGGCGTGGTCGTTCAGGGCCACCTGCCGCGCCCGCGCGTTGGCCCGATCCTCGTTGCCCAGGCGGGTCACATCGATGTCGAGCTTCCGCATGTCGGTGAGGAACTGCTGCTCAGCCTGCTTGATGGCGAGCAGTTCCTGCGGGCCGGCCCGCTTCACCGCGGCGGCGATGTCTTCCGGTGGGGCGTCGGCCGGCAGTCCGAGCGCTCCCACGATCGAGGCAACTGCGGCGCCCGCCAGCGGGCCGCCGAGCGCGGTCGCGATGCCCGGCGCTACCGTCGCCAGGATTCCCTTGATGCCATCCCAGATGTCATCCATGACAAATCTCCTCTCAAGCGGTTTCGGTTGTTTCAATCAGCGCCCGACACCCCGGGCGCAGGGGCTGCACACGGTCGAAGGGAATCGTCATCGACCCGGTCGGCAAGTTGCCGCTCCACAGGCCGACGACGAAGCAGCCCCGATCTTGCTCAGCCGACGTGATCCTCCCCATCGCGCCGCCGAGCAGCTTTAGCGGCAGCCCGACTGCATGGGTGGCTTCAATGGGGTCCACGATCAGCCGGCGTCGAAGTCGGGGATTGCGACCGTCTGGCCGGCCAAGTCGTGTGTGCAGTCGCCGAGGAACTGAATCTGGCCGTCGGTCACGAAGCTATGGCAGGCGGTCGACACCGGCTCGACAGCCTCGCCGCGCATGATCGCTACGTGCTGGTCATCGGTAAGCGGCTTGGTCCCATTCACCAGAATGGACGGGCGGAAGGTAGGCGCGTTGGGGTTCCCGTTATAGGTCCAGCCCGACCCTGATCCATCCCCGATGCGGACGGCATGGGCACCATCGCAGCCTGGACACCAGAACATCAGGCGGTTGCCCTCGACGCTCCGGAGGATGTTCGACAGGGCCGCCATCAGCGCAGCCCCATCGCCTTGGCGGTGATCGGCCCCACGATGCCGTCGGCGCGCAGGAAATGCGCACCCTGCCACGACACCACCGCCGCGTGGGTGACCGGGCCGTAGTGCCCATCCTGCGGCACCCCAACAATCGCCTGGATCTGGCGGATGCGATCGGCATCGTCGCCGTCCGGCGCGACGACCGCCTGTGGCTGTGGAGACGGGTTGCTGGTGGGCTGCCACACGCTGCCGCTGAACAGCTCCGCCTCGGCAGCACGGCGGGCCACCAGCCCCGGCAGATCGACGGATTCCCCGTTGACCCGCGCCTTGGTCCAGCGACCGAACTGGCCAGCCGCCCCGGCGGTGTCGCCTTCGTTCAGCATGCGCAGCAGGGTGGACGACGCAAACGCCCCCGCACCCAGGTTGAACACAAAGCTCGACAGCGCGCCGCGAGGGTTTTCCGGCAGCGTCACGCGGACGTATTTGTCGACGACCGAGGCGGCTTGGGTCATGTCGGCCGCCAGCAGCCGTTCGGCCTGATCGGCGGTGATGCTCATGCCGAGACGGACATCGGCGCCGGTGTGGCCGTAACCAATGGTGGGGACGCCGGCCGGGCAGAGATATGCATCGAGGCGTTGGCCCTCGAAATGCTTCACCAGATCGACGGCTGCAGGGCAGACAGGCTTGGTCATGTCAGGCTCCGGGCATGAAGAAGGCGCCACACGGGCGCCTATGGGGGTTGGAGTATTGTCGCGGGCTACTCTGGCTTGTCGGGCCATACTCCCGTCTCGGGGTAGTCGCGGAGGCCCTGAAGGTACACGGCCCACGCTACCGCCTGTTCGTCGGTCAGCGTCGTGGGTAGGCCGAAGTCGCGTTGGTTCCGGTGGCGGCTGAGGATGTTCAGCGGCTCCGGCATGGCCGCATCCCGCTCACTCCGACGCTTGGCCGCTTCTGCCGCGGCGATTTCCTCCGGGGGGATCGGCTCCACGGCCCACACGCGGATGATGCGGCCGTTCTCCACGTCCTCTGTGTCGGTGTAGGTGGCGGCCTGACGGTGGGTTGCTGCGTCGAAGGACGCCACTGTTTCGAAGATTTCCATGCGTCACCTCAATAGAACGTAGTGTATCCGGTGGGGGGAGAGTAGACGAGCGACGTCAAGGAAAAGCGCGCAATCCCCACGCTCCCGCTTCCTACGAGGCTGATCGCTGGGTACAGAGTGCCGGAAATACCGGAGTACATTGGATTAGTTCCGGCCAATGGATCTCCACCGCCTTGAACCACATTATTCTTTGTCATCCAAATTTTCCCGGCGTCCGCGTCCCACAGAATTCCTACCGTGTCTCCGGCGGTGTACGCTGCCCCATAGGCGACGCCGGTTCCATTGGTTACTTTTCCACCAGAAGCAACATATGCCCAAGAAACTGTATCGTTGCCGAGATACCCGCTAAGCGCTGTGGCGCTCGTCGCAAGGCCGATGCGGTAATCGTTAGCCGTAGCAACCGACTGCACGTAAATTTCGCAATACCGCTTTCCGGTTGATGCCCCGATGGTCGCCAGTGCCGCGCTTGTCGATGCCCCGCCCGTGGCTGTCAGGTTTCCCCCGCTGAGCACTATGGATGGGCCGGCCAAGCTGGGGTTCCAAGTCGCCTGTGATGCTGCAGCCGGCGTGGCGAGATTTGCCACCTCCCAAGCGCCCGCGCCAGTACGATACACCGTAACGTCCCAGCCCGCGCGAAGGGTGAAACTGGCAAAGCCGGCGATAAGATCGGAGCCAGCCGCAGCAATGGTGACACTGCCGGTGGACCTGTTGGACACCAGCACGCCCCATGCGCCAGTTACGGCGGAAGTGCCCGGCAAAGTGAGGGCAATCGCCGCAGTGCATTTGACTGCTGCCCCGCCATCGGCTGGAACGAGAGTGTAATTCGTCGCCTTGGTAAGCGAGGCGGCAAAGAGACCGCCACTACCAGAGCCGCCGATCAGCCGCCAGTAGGTGCCGTCCCACACCGACTGGTAGATGTTGCCGGCGACGATCTCACCCCCGACGAAGGCCGTCCCGTCCGCCTTTCGGTGCGCCGGTGTCGTTGCGCCGCCGTCTGCTGATAGCGTCATAGCGGAGGTGTTGGAGTATCCAGCCACCCACACGTAGGTGGGGTGCCCCTTCATATCGGCAGAAAATTCAGGGCTGATGACTTGGGCGTTGGCAGAGCCAGTGCTTGTGCCGCCCCAAATCATCGTGGTCTCGACAAGCTGGGCCAGCCGAGGCGGCATCAGACCGGCGACGTTCCGGCGGGCAAATGGGTAGGTCATGCCTGGAACCTCCTGCGGGGATTGGCGATGTCGGCAAGCGTAAAGGGCTCAGCGGCGGCGACGATGGCCTCCCACTCGGCAGGATCAAAGCGGTGTTCAGCCGGATCGACGTTGATGTGGAAGCGCTCGTCAACCACAGCGGGAACCGTCACCTCCCCGCTGTCCGGATCGACCACGGCAGGGGTCAGGGTGAGCGGGCCGATCACGTCCGCGTCGCATGAGGGGCCAGCGATCAACCAGCACGGAGCGCCGTCCAGGCCAACGCCTCGCAACATCGGCAGAGCGGTGATCAGCGCGTCCTCGTCATCCGCGCGAAGATGCAGAGTGTCCATAATGACCTCACGCAGTCAGCAGTGGGAGGATGGCGTCAGCAACGGGAGCCGGGTAAAATTCCAAGCGGCGCAGGAAGTAACGGCCGATGTAGATGGACCCATCGCCGAAGATCAGGCGGGTGAGACCGCTCGGAATGGCAGCGGATGCAGTGACGACAGCCGATCCGTCAGCCGACAGCGAGTAGCCGGACGGCCCGAAAGACAGCGCGATCTTGTGGACCGCGTTGTTCGCCAGCGACGGCCCGCGATTGTCAACCACGGTTGCCCCTGCGACGTTGACCAATGCGCCGCATGCTCCAGGCGACCCACCAAGCGCGGAGCCCCAGCGGATGCTGGCCTGATTGAGCGGAGTTCCGTCATCCAGTCTGATCTCTGCCGCGATGGCGATGTCACCCCAGGACACCTCGGCATAGAGCGTGCCGCGTGTGGCAGCATACGGCAGGGTGATGGCGTTGACGTCTGCCGCGCGGTTGATGGTAGAGCCTGCCGTCGGGATGTAGCTGGTGGCGCTCCATCCTGCCTCAAGCTGTGCATATTTGACGGTTCCGGTTGGCGTCAGCGTCAGAGCGCCGGCTGCCGCAGTAAAGGTCAGAGTGGTCCGCGTTGGCGAAGTCCCGGCGCTCGTAACGGTCGCGCTGTAGGCCCCAGACAACGCGACCGTCCCGGTGCCGTAGTAGCTGAGTGTATACTGCTGCGCCGTGACGCTCACAGCCTGCGCGGTCAGCGTGTCGCTGTTGAGTATCAGGTTGGCCCTACCGCTCTCGATGACCAATCCCCGCACCGCCGCCGTCACCGGGTCGTATTCGATAGGCGCCGTCCCTGCCGGGAGGTTGATGCGCGTGCCGTCCTGACGCCATACCCACTTGCCCGACGATCCGGTGATCGCGCCGGTCGGGACGGCGTTCGGGCCGCTGAACTGGAGACTGACAAGCGGGTCGATGCCGGCGATTTCGGACGGCTGCTTGACCAGCACCAGGGAGGCGGCGGTGTTGGCGGCGGCAACGGCTTGGTCACGGGCGTTCGTCGCCGTGGTGGCGGCATTGGTGGCCGTGGTGGCGGCGGTTGAGACAGCGGACTGCTTGCTGGTGACGTCTGTCTGAATCCCGGTGATGTTCAGCAGCTTCGCACCGACATCCACCATCACGTCGCTCAGCATGGGCAGCAGGCGCTTGCGCCAGCCGTAATTGCCCATGCCAGTATTCGGATCGCTGTCGTCCGTATAGGTGTTGCCGTTGGCGTTGATAGTGTTGGTCACGGCAGAACCTCTTCGTGAGCGAGCGGGATGGTGGCGCAGCCGGGCGCCTGATGATGGCTGGATGGTCCTGGATCGGTGTTCCGGGCGAGGTAGCTGGTGCGGAGCCAGTTCTTTGGATCGTCCGGCCGCTCGATCCACAGGAACGGCTCGGTGATGTCGTTCGTGAACACGTCTTCGAAGCCCTGCTCCATGGCCTCGGTGAAGGTCGTCATGGCGATCTGCCCACGGAACGTGCGCGGCTTGTTGAGGCGCTCGAACCCCTTGCCGCCGCCCCAGTGTTCGACGGACTTGCTGCGGATCCTGAATCCGAATTGAGCGCCGGGGGCGTAGTTGGTGGCGAACTGCCATCCCTTGGCGACTTCCCACAAACCGAGATCCAGCGTCGTGGAGGAATCGAATTCCAGCGTGGCAGTTACGAACAGGTAGACTTTGTCAAGCAGTACCGGGCGCGTTTTGACCTTCCATTTAGCAAGATCTTCACTGCTGTACTTTCCGGTCCACCACGCCTCGTCTTCCCACTCAGGGGTGTCCCCATAAACCTCTGGCCAGACATCCTCCCAGCCGGGATCGTACCGGAGGTCTGACAGTATCTCGTGGACGCCGAC